TATATGAGGCTTGATAAGACTGCCCGAACCAGAGGGCGTCGATCCGCAGCCAAGTGCTTGTGGATATTCCCCGAATCTTGTTGACGTCCTCGAATTCTATGAAGCGAATTTTATCCCAATAGAAGAAGTCTTGGCCGGGAACTCCGTTACGCCCTGTGCCTCCATTATAAAACCACCAGTACGGGTTCTTACTCGTCGGCTTCTCCCCGGCTTCCCGATAATAGATGTAGTCGTCATCCCCGACCGGGACATTCTCGGTCCTCCAAGTGCGGCCCATAAGGTCGTTCAAAATCGGGTTGAAGAGTAGATGCTGAATCCTGTTTCCTGAAGTATCCTCGAGAATGACTATGGGCTGAATCTGCATGAAATAAGGCATATCCGCTCCGTGGCTGACCATGAAATCGAAGTTAAGTGAGGTTGCTTTCCGAGCCACGCAGTCGAAGACGTCGCCGAAGACATCTGGAAGCGAAAGCTTGAAGTGGACACCTGTCTTCGAGAACGTCTGCCCTCCAACCGAATAGTTTCCTCGACTCGGGTTGTCGCCGAACCAAGTGACATGAGTTATCCCTCCATCGCAGCTATACCAGCCCTTCATATTCGGATCTTCAGTCCAAGCATCGCCGTCCACTGGTTCAGCGTTGGCCTGTCTTCCAACTAGCGCAATCCAGTTGACGATCTCGTCGATGCTTCGAGGCATATCCGCTTCTCGAATATTGTTGGTTGAATCGAAGAGAACGCTCTTTAGAATAGTTGTATGGCGCTTGCTACTGTCGTCTTTCGGAAAGAATAAGAGAGTTCCCTTCGTCACAGCAGCTTGCGTTTGAACAAAAGCAGAATAGTCCACCTGCTCACCGATTTCTCTGACGACATCATTGATATAGGGGCATTTGTCGGTGTAATCCGGGTTCAGAAGTGGCAGTGAGCCCTCGTGCGGGGATGTGTAGTCGACGTCAAAAACCTTGCAGACTTTGAGGACATCTTCGATCAGGTCGTCTGCTTTCTTAGGATCCTTACTATAGTTTTTGCCGATGAATTTTCTGAGAAACTCCTGGCCGTAACATCTCGCTTCAATCGCTATCGTATCCTTCATTCCGATTGAAGGATGAATCTTGTAGATCCTTCCATTCAGCAGATGTTTATCATTCACTCGAGCTCGGAAATGCCAGTAGAGCCCTTTCTCAGTCATTTGAAAGGGGAAGATATCTTTCATCAAGCTGTTTCCTTTATCATCGAAGATGAAAGTTGCTTGACTCATCCCAGCCGCAAGTTCCCTCAAATGAATGTCGTAGTTGATCAGTTTATTCTGGATCTGGGTCCAAGATGATCCGCCCTGACTATACTCGATAACTGCCTCTGGTTTCGTAAGAGTTCCAGCCAAGACGGATCGGCTTTCCTACACCGGGAGTTCCGCGACCAACAGGTCTGCGAAATATCCGGTTATCTGATTGGCTGTTGCGGTTTCAAGTCTAGCTGCGATCTCAGCGTATTCGTCGCTTGAGTCGTCGGGTTTATAGTAGCTGCAGGCTGAGAGATCCCGAGTATATCCGGCGCACCACATTGGGCCGAACTTTCCAGTCGTCAAATCGACTGAGAAGTATAGGAGATGCCATTTGCCTTCCTTGAGTTTCTGCGTTGCTGAGGTCGGGAAGTCAGCCCAAGTATTGGAGCTGTTGAGGTACTGCCATTTGTTGTTCTGAACGTCATAGCGGATTCTAGCTTCATGCCTTTTCGTCGTGTCGTAGTAGTACGCTTGAAACTCAACGTAGGCTGTGTTCGCTCTCGATGCAAACCGGAATTTGAAGAAGACCATTATCTTCTTTCCAGCTGCCATGACGAAAGATCGGCTTCCTCGCACATAGTCTCCTACTGCTGGTGTTGTTGCTTTGGTTTGCATCTTCAAGCATTTGTCTTTGAAGTAGGCTTCTGCTCCGGCGTAGTCTCCGTCCACAAGAAAGTCTGTGCCAGTTCCTTCGCCTGTCCACTTATCGGTTTCTTGGAATCGCTCTTCCATCAGGACGCGATCTAGGAAAAGGCTTCGTCTCCATTTGCCGAGCGCTGCGTCGTATTCTTTCAGCCAAACTTCAGCTGGAACCATATAGGCGGTTCCGCTTGGATATGTTTCGCTTGCTTCTTGACTCATATTCATTCAACTCTTTTATCTTAAATCGGAAGGGCGACTGTTTTCGCCCGAAGGAAATCCTGAATTCTCATTCCAAGCCTTCGGGAGATTGCGTCGATGCTTTCTCCCTCAGGATTCATCTCGATCTTACCCACTGAGAGAAGTGGACCATGAACCTCTAAGCCGCCTCCTCCTCGACCGATGGTTTCACCTCTATGTACAACCGCTAAACCTGTTCGAGAGATCTCCGCGATCTGTCCGGGGAGAGTTTGGGCTGAAGGAACTCTCGGAGTTTGAGTTGCGCTCCATAGCGCCATGCCTGCGGCGAGGGCTGAGATGCCGAGTACCGCCCATCCCATGGGACCCATGGACGCCCAGAATCCTCGAGCCGCGACTCCGGCTGTTTGCATCGCTACGCTTAATGAGATCAACTGAGCGATCAATCCGGGAATCTGGACTATTAGAGAAACCATCGTCATCTGTTGAGCTTGCTGAGCAGCCCTCAACCTTTCGAGGGCTTGCTGAGCCTTCTCACTCGCTGGACCCGATTCCGCTAAAGCCTCCCGATAATCTCGTTGGGCCTCAGTAACCCGGATCGCGGCGACGTTGTATGCAGTCATCATGCTGGTGACGTGGCTTGCTATGGATCCGACTCTGGAAAGTGCGTTAGCCATTAGGATGGCATCGGAGTATTGGACTCGAGTTGAAGTTGAGACTAGTCGTAGAACTCGATTCTGCTCTCGAAGTGTTTCCCCTGCGACTGCTAATCTTCCTCTGGAGTCCTCTGAAACGTAGCCGAGCTGCTTCATCTCACCATAGATTCTTCGAATTTCAGCTGAGGCTTCGTCTCTGGCTCTGATGACTATGTCAACGCTATTCTCCGCCACTTTTCAACTTCTCCTCTAAAGCCATTCTCCTTAGAAAGTTGAAGACGTCGAGAGGGAGTTTCCGTATCTCTTCGGGACTGTAGGTTTTCTTGAGAATCAGGTAGATCGCTTGGATCTCGGGTGTTTGGATGATTCGACTGTCTTGCTCTTCATTGGGAATAAAAAACGAGTGTTCTCCAGGATGTAGAACCAGATCTGCCTGATCTCTTCCATCTTATAGCGTTTCACTTTATCCCATGTAGCGGTTGGATCACCTTTAGACCACATAATGTAGATGGCTTTGCGGAGGAAGTCCTCCTCCTTAAGATTCATGATGCCCATGAATTCCCCGAGATCCATACGCACATACTTGATCTTGCCATCGAAGAAAGGGATGTAAACCTCGAAGACCTGGTCTTTCTCGGAGAGAATTTGAGCACAGGTCTTAATGACCGCCTTTTTGCTCTGCTCGTCATATTGTTTCCTCCAGTCGAGGAGGGTAGTCATTTCCTCTGGTGTCAAGCCCTTCCTCGATTCAGGAGTCTGGAGACCTTTCTTCTTATGTGCAGCCCAATGAGCCGCGAATGCCTTGAGGCCCGAAGTATCTTGAGTGAAAGTTGAGGTGCAGCCCGGCCACTTGCATTCCAGCATTCCGCTTGAGTTAATCGAGTAGGGTTGATCTGGGACTTCTGAAGTTGATTCACTCAAATTTCAGCTATCTCCTTTAACTTATCCATTAATCCGGTAAGTTCTTCTCGGAAAGCGTCAGATAGTATCCAAAGCTCCTGGGTGCCGGGATGGAGAACCCGCTTTGCGAAGACCTCTGCGCCTTCCTTTTCAAATCTTAAGGCTTTTCTTCGGACGGGAAGAATCGCATGAGGAGCTATGCCGAATTCAATCCATCGAGCCGCTGGATGAATATTGCCGAACATGACTTCCAATCGGGCTGCTGAGATGTAAAAGGAGTCAAGATAGGATCCCGGGTTCTTGAGACGTTGACCAGCCAAAACTTTCGCTCTCTCAATCGTATTGTTCGCAGACATCTCTAGGACTGCTTGAAGGTCCTCTGGAATTTTTCTAAGAGCTTTCTCAAATCGGAATGAGAGCGGTTCTAAGCCTTCAACTTCCAGCGTGAACATTTCTTTCAATCTCTCTTGGTAAGCTTGATCGAGTAAACCATCCAGAATATCCCAAATCCCGGTTCAGGTTCAATCTCGATGTCTCCAACCCAATATTGGACGCCGTTGATGTAGGCTATGGTTCCGCATCGAACTGTTACGCTGATCGGATTAGCATCTTGGCCCTGTCTCATAGTCTTCAAAGTCGATTTGATGGCGGTGTATTCGCTTTCAGCGTCAACGAGTCCTCTCAGTTCTAAGCGATCAGATTTATCCGCTCTATAATGGAAGATGTCGCCGTGTCTTCCCGGAATCTCGCTCTCCTCCAGTTTCGTGGGGAGAAGTTCAGGTGGTCTCTCAAGATGGTAGAGTTCAACGGTTCCAAGTGTGGAGGTTAATGTTGCTATGCCGGGATCCTCAAGGAGATCTTTGGAGTGCAGGATGTTCGGGTCTAAGAGGGCCTGCATTAAGGTCGGTTTGTTAGGGCAGTCTTCCGGCCACTTCTCAAGAATCTTAAGAATGGCTTCGATCTTTTCTTCCTCAGTCTTCGGCATAGCGATCTCTCCGATAGATTGAACCTTATCGATATGAGAGCTCGCGATTAAGTGCAGGCCGGCTCGGCGCTCAGATCGAGGGTCATCCGGAATATGGAGAATTGGTCTGCTTGCCCGGTCTTTTGGAAAGATGGAAGCTGACCCACGAAAGTCCAAGTCTTCTTGACAGGGGTGGGGCTTTGAATGTCAGTTTCTTCGACAACTACGGTAACGGAGGGAAGGACTCCTGTGACAGGAGTTGCTTTCGAAGCGATCACATTGTCCGTCGAGTAGAGCCCTTCAACTCTAAGCTCGCCGTCGTAGCTCTGAGTTCCCCGGATTTTGATCTGGGATCCGAATACAGGTCGTTTCGCAACCGGATAACCCCATTGAGCTTCATAGCGATCCGCTAAGCCTATTGTGTCGCCGTCGATCTTCACTATGCACTTTCCGCCGAAACATGATTTTTCCTGAGATCCAATGGTTACCGTTTCCTTTCACCTCCTATTCGCCGGCTTTCCTCTTAGGCTTCTCTTTCAACGAGGAACGAGGAGCACACTCCGGGCAGAGTTTCGCCTGCCCTCCCGTCTCGTCCTCAAACTGTTTTCCGCATTTCTCACACAGTTTTAGCGGAGGCATCTCATTCACCTTTCATACCTGCGACAAATCGATTCCTCATTCACCTGGGATTCCTGTGAGATAGATGCATTCAACCTCGACCAATTCGATTAGGAAGGGGGGATCCATATCCCATTGATCAGCGGGCAGAGGTCTCTTCGGATACATATCGACTACTCCCGGGATCCCTGTTCGGAAAGCTGTAATAATCCTCTCAACTTCAATTCTCATCCCGTCCTTCTCGCTCTTCGCTGTGTTCACATCCTCTTTCTTCCCTGTCTTCGGCCGTACGAAACAGTGAACTCTGAAGATATGTCTAGCCTCGAGATCTCGCCGAAGGGTCTTCGTAGTCCTTGATGAAGTGAATTCTGAAACCCAGATGGCGTAACTCAAGTTGATTAGAACTTCTCGATTGACGACATAGGGGAATACGATCTCAGTCTTAATCGGATGCTCCGGTGCAGTGATCGACCATTGGTTGAAGATTAAATCCCTAATTGTCTTATCGAGGTCTTTAGGAGTCGGCATGTCATTCTCTCCTCAGAGCATTCGCTAAGCCTTCTCGCTCGCCGATAAGGCTCATTCTTCGTTCTTCACCCTCCTTGGGATTTCTGGCCGCGCTCAAGCCTTCTTCAGGCTGCCCATCGCGTAGCCGAAGGCTAATCAATAATCGGGATCTCTTTGATCCCTCATGCTCTCTTATCGACTTGGACACAGCGCATCGCAAGGAATGCTACGGAATCGCCGATCTTCCGGAAGTGAATCTCATCAATCCTCCAGAACTTCCATGCTCCAGCTGAACCGGTGATGATTTGATCTGACTGTTTGACTTTGACGTCTCCCAGAAAGTCTGAACTCTTCCCGAAGATCCAAGTGTCCCTTGCCATGGCGAGGAACGGGATTGGCTCGTTCGCTGCAGCTCCTCTTGTGAGTTGAGTCTCTTGGACTTTCACTTTGACCGAGATATCGCCGGTTTGAGGTGGATCTCCGATCGGAGTTTCCTTGAGCTGGCCGTCTGTATCTGGGGTTCGAGTGATCGGTCTGAAGTAGCCGGATTCCCCGATGCGGTCGATTTGATCAGGAATATTCGACGTCTCTTCTTCACCTAGTAGTTGATTCCGGGACCGTATCCGTTCTTCAGTTTGAAGACTGAATCTTCGTCTTCTAGGGAGCTGTGGAATTTCTTCTTCATGCAGAGCCTCCAAACCTCTTCGCACTCACCTTTCCAAGTTTCAATCGGATCATGGTCTTCACGGTATTCGCCGAGTGCGAAGCTTTCAGGATCCCTCTTCTTCGCGGGGATTGCTGCTAGACGGGTGCTTAGACGCCGAATCAAGAGGTCGCCTGAGGTTTGAGGGCCGAGCCTCTTGTCGATGAGCGCGTCAGCTTCCTTAATCAATTCTTCAAGCTCAGGATCGGTAAGCTTGGTGTTAAGAATTCTCCTGACGTCTGCAGCTGCAGAATACGCCATCAGCTTTCAATCTCCAAGTTGAATTTCCCGAAAAAAGAGGGGATATTAGAGACTCTTGAGAGTCCACTTAGGCTTCAGCGTAGACTTTGAATTTCCAGTTGGCGGTTACAGTGACGACCACGTTCGTCGAGGTATGGGTTCCTTCAACAACGGAGAGAGCTGCATAGGTGCCTGGGCTTCCCGTGATGATTATCATCACTAGGCTGGGTACGACTCCTAATCCGTGAGCTATGTTTTGAGCGCTTCCGGTTCCAGTCTGTTCTGCGCTTAAGCTGCAGATTCTGCCGGCTTTCTTTATGCTCGCGGTCTCCAGCTCTAAGGCTTTCTTGATTCGAACCGGGTGATGAGCGAAGACTGTTTCCTTAGGCATCTCTCTCTACCCTACTTCTTGATGCGAGGCGACTTGACTTTAGGAGCTTCAGTTGGCTTGGCTTCCACTTCAACGGGAACGTCGAACTCTAGGAAATGTGGGAATGGGCCTGCTTCGCCGTGCTTTTTGATCCATTCCTTCTTAGTGACCATGGCTGTTCACCGGGAGGCCCTCTAGAATGTGAATGTTGGATCTACCCAGGATCCCGCTGTTATCTGAGTTACGGCGCCTGCTCCTCGATGGACGACTTCCATTCCGCAGCGTCTTCGATAGTATGCTTCAACCAGCGGATACTCGTCGTGTGGACCACGGTACAGCTTTAAGCCTGTCGCTTGAGGATTAACAGGTTCCCTCATGGTGACCGGCAGGATCTGACCTTCGACTCCGAATAGATAGCCGTCGGGAACCCAATCCTCGATGACGATGATGAACTCATTGAATTTGGTTACGGCTCTCAATCCGAGAGTCGCAACGGTTTCGATGATCGATGTGGCGCTCATAGCTGTGGTCCAGCCTGCTAGATCCTCGAAAGCCTTCACGGTTCCGCTGTTGATGAACAAGTAGAGGTCGCCCATGTATCCGTGTTCTCGAATATGCTTCTTGAGGGATGTCAAGTCGGCTAACTGGACGGTGGCGGCTCCGCTCACATTATAGTGGTCATGGTTAGCAGCGAAGGTGTTTCCTCGATACGGTGGAGGAGCCTTTGTCTGGAAGCTGTCCCAGAAACCTCGGGAAGCTCCCGATGCACCGGGCACCAAGCATTTCGAACAGAAGATCTTCATGAGCAGACGTTGATCCGCTCTAAGGGCTTCAGCTTGAGTCTCCTTCAACTCATCTGCAGTTGAGTCTTGGATCGCTTCAAGCGTGAAACCGTACCCTAGATCAAAGGTATCCAATGGAACACCGATTTCTAAGGCTTCAATCTTCTGCATATCTGCCGGGTAGCCTTGTGCGCCTCTCGTGAACTCCATGCTTCTCTGCCAAACTTTGACGGACTCCTTCTCGGTTGAGCGGATGAACTTCGAGATTACAGCCCACTCTTTCTCATTGTAGATCTCGATGCCTCTCACGAACTCTTTGTAGAGCATTCGAGTGTCAACATTGTCTTGTGTGAAAATTCCTTCTGGCATTTCTAGATCACCGACTTTTCAACGTGGATCAAGCAGATTTTGCCGTCTATGTTCACTCCGACCTTCTGGTTTGCTGCGGTTTGATCGACTTTCCCAGCTGTGTCGCTCAATGCGATCAGTCCGACTGCGAATCCGTTTCCGGCGAAGTCAGCTTTGCCTCGGCCATGGGTTACTCCGACTATGAGGGCTTTCTGTGATTTCGCAGTGGCTTCAGCTGCGGTGCAGCTGGTTAAGGCGAAGGCGTCGCATCGTATCCCTCCGTCATCGTCAGCTAGAACCCATTCTCCATTCGCGTCTAGGCTGATCGGTTGTCCCCGGTCTATCGCTACTCCTGCCTTCGCGTAGGCTTTGATCGTGGTCTTCGGTTCGTATTGGACGATGTCGTCCAACTTGATTGCTGTCACTGGCATTCTACTTTACCTCCTTTTGCTTCGGAACTCCTCGTTCGTCAACAAGCGTGTCGATTCCCTGCTCCTTCGCTATTCTAGCGTCGTCGGTTTGACTGAACTCGCCTTCCCGCTTCGTCTCCTGTTTACCAGTCTCCTCTCCGACGGGAACGAGCTTCTGCTTCTCGAAGATGGAGATGGTGGATTCAACGAGTTGCGGTGGAAGGCTGAGAAGCAGCTTCGTTACAGAATCTTTCTGCGCTGGAGCTATGTGGCCTTCAGCCATGAGTTTCTCAGTGGTTCCTTCGGCAGCTCGCTTCTTCGCTTCATCTTCGAGTTCAGCGATCCGTTTCTCAAGCTTCTCAACTGTGCCTTGGTACTCCTGCTCCTTCTTCTTAACAGCTTCCGCGATCTTCTTCTCGACTTCACCTTCCGCACCCTTGGCGGCCGGAGCTTTGTACAAGAAGGGGCATGCGTAGGCTTTCAGAAGAGGACAGGTCTTCGCTGCATCCGGTATCCCTTTCTCAGCGTCGGGGAAACCGTAATCGGAGGCCGGGCATTTCTCAGTATTCACTCTGCGGCATGGAACTTTCGGGTATCCGTATGGTCCAACTGGAGGATACTGGCCTTTTGTCTTCTGCTCTGTGCCTTCTGGATTCTCTGGATTCTCCTTGAACTCTAGAATCTCTTCTTGTGTACCTTCTTGCTTACTCAATTGGATGGCACTTCCATTTTCCTGAGTGAGCTGAGCCGCTTGCGACCTCATATAAGCCAAACGGAACTCAAGTAACGGTAACGTCACTCTAGGAGAATTACATCGGGGATGAAGACTTGAGTGAACGGAACCCAACGCCACTTCTTCGGCGGATCGAATCGTTTAACGATCTTCGGTCGATAAGTCCAAACCTGCTCGGCTTTAGGCCACCATTCAGCCCACTCTTTATCGCTGATCCTATGGAGATCCCTGAACTTCTCGAGGACTATGTCAGCTTTGAAGGGGCCTTCAGGCAGCCCCATAACCAAGTAGCCGTAGCATAGGTTTCGGTCACACCATGGGATCGCTTGCTTCGAATAGCGCGTGAAAGGTCTGGCTTTCACAATCATCTTCTTCTCTCCGGACCAAAGCATCTCTGCGTGAGGAGCTACGAGGTAGAGGCCTGGGTTTGAGCCTGAGAGATTGAAGCTATCCCCATCCTTGAGAACTTCGGCTCCCTGATAGAGTTCTTTTACTTTCTCCTGTAATGACGCATGGTTCAGTTCAAGATGCCCGATATGCGTGAAGAGTTTCACCGGAATCTCTGCTTCATGTCCCCATTCAGTGATCTGCTTCTTAATGGAGGCGTGTCCGAAATGTTTCCCTTCTCTTTCACGTTCAAGATCTCGGTAGAGGGAGCTGCCGTCTCCAATGTAGCAATCGACATCCTGGAGGATTTCTATTCGATTAGGAATCCCCAAGACGTCTGGAGCATAGATTAGAGATCGTTCGTCGATGGAGATTTTGAATCCTACTGCTGGAGCGACGATTGAATGTTCAACCGGGAAGGGGAGAACTCTGATCTTCCCGATTCGGAAGGCCCGTTCCGGGGTGAAGACGAGTTTCTTGAAAGGCATCTCGCTTAGGTTCTTGATGCGAGTCCAAGTGTCTCGGCTTCCATAGATCTTCAAGTCTTTGAATTTGAGATCCTTCAATCCGCCTGCGTGATCTGGATGAGCGTGAGTGAGAATGATGGTTGAAGGCTGAAGTTTCAACTGGGAGAGTTGATTGAGGATGTCGGGTCCTGCGTCGATGATGATTTGGTCACTGTCAGCTTCAATTAGGAGGCTGGAGGATCCTCGTTTGCTTGGGCCGCCTTCTCGGGCTTCCCGGCATTGAGGGCAGCGGCAGTCTTTCTTTGGGATCTGGGTTTCACAGCCAGTTCCGAGAACTGTTACTCGGATTGGTTCAGAGAACTTCCGTTTATCCGTCTCTTCCCTAGCCCATCTGATCGAAGCAGCTTCGGAGGGAGTTCGAGATGGAATGTTGAATTTCTCAAACCATCTGAGGAGCGTCTGTTTGGAGACTCCGCATTCTTCAGCTAGGGTCTCGGTGCTCGCTTGATCTTGAAGATATCGGCGATTAAGAAAGTTTTCGAGAGGTTCCCCGAATCTTCTTTCAAGTTCCTCAATCTTTCCGCCGGAAGCCTTCTCCAGTTTCACGTCTGCTACTAGGCATTCTTTGCCGCAAGCTGGATTTGGAACTAAGGCGACTCCAACCCATCTGGCGTCGACGACCATGTCTCGTTGATTCACTTCATCCCAAACTGTTTTGGGGAAGACCTCTACTGACCAGCCTAAAGGTGGGATTGTGCCTTTCTGCTGTTGAAGTAGAAGTGGAATAGTCTCCTGGTCCCAGACGATTCCTCGATCTATCCATCCTCGGCCTTCTCCGGCTTTCACTCGTTCAACGTAGCCGACGACGTCGCCTTTCCTCTCTCCATGCGTGAGAGAGATCGGGTTTCCAGCCATCTGTCCGAAGGTCCGATTGATTATATCGGCTGAAAAGAAAGTCGGCTTCAGATCCATGCCGATCATCTCGCCTTCTTTAATGGCGAGGCCTGATGCTACAGCTATGTTTTCGACTTGAATGACCTTAATCTCTGGGGAGCTGAAGCTTCGTTTAGCAGTCTCTTCATCCGCGATCGGAATCTCTATGCCTTCTTTCTCAAGCTGCTTGACGACTTTCTCGAAGAGCTCTTTCGAATGCTCCTTGTACTCTTCAGGATGGAATCTAATCCATTTCCGCTTGATGAGCTCCCGGGCGAGGTTCAATGCAGTCTGGAAGATCAGATCGTAGGAGTGTTGAATCGGTTTCCCTTGGCGTTTGGAAGACCACCAAGCCATCGTGAGCCTCCAATCATCCCTCATCCTCTTTCGCGCAAGCTCGGTATCTGGAGCCTTCGAGGGATTGAATCCTTCGATATCCGTTATGAATGAGAGGAAGCCTTGAGGTTCTTCGCCTTCAAGTTCAGAAGCCTCCATCTTCGGCTTCGGCAGCTCCGATTTCAGAAACTTCCACATCTCGCTCTTCGGATCTTCCCGGAGGAAGACGAAAAGTCCGGAGAGCCGTTTTCCCTTCAATCTAACTCGAAATAGGCTTGAAGATTCAGCGATGATCTCCGCAGGCCCTTCATCGATTGTGTCATAGTAGAGAGGCAGCTTCAAGTTAGGGTTTAAGGCGTGGCCTCTATGAAATTCACCTTGCTCTTCAATGAGTTTCGGGTCTCGGAATCTTTCAACCGTAGCCAAGATGCCTAAATGCTCAGTTGGGTCTTCATCGAAATGCCAGAACTCCTTGACGTCTCCGCCGTCGTGGAGGATAATCGCCCAGAAGATCTGGGGCATACCTCGAATTTGAGTCGGCCCCTTCCACCAGAATCGTTTCACTTGAAACTGAAGTTTCGGCGCCGCGAACTTTAAGACAAGCTCCTTCTTCCTCAATGTGGCTACAAGTGCATCCCGAGTCTTCTTGGGCTCTGGCTTCAACCAATACCTGTATTGATCTGGAATCTGCTTCCGAATCTTCTCTGGGAGACAGCTGACTCCTTTAGGAGGAATCCAACCTTCTTCGACAGCCCGGGATGAGAGAACGTATGGTGGAGCGTCATCGCGGGCTCTAAAGGTCATCCAGACTAAACCGCGGCGACCGGCTTTCTCCCATTCAGGTCGACGTGCAATCTGCCTGATGTAGAAGTGTCCATTGAAGACATCTCCATGGAACCAATATTCATGAGCATAAGGTTTCTGGCAGCCGAATTCAACTCTACCCTTGTCGAGGATGATGAAGAAACCGGGATGCTCTTTGGTAGCTCCAACTCTTCCCGGCTCAACTTTCCCTCGGAATGTCAACCATTCATGAGGTTCCGTAGCCTTCGTAGTCGTGAAGATCTTGTTAGTTGGATCCGAGAGGAACGCTTTGATTTCAGGGATGCGTTCCCGAATAATCTTTTCAAGTTCGCTTGGAGACATGGCATCGACGATGCTGCTGAGCTTCTGTTTAATCGGGTCTGGGATCTTCTCCGACATCTCATCGATTTCGAGTTTCAGCAACTCCTCCTTTGAAAGCTTTACATCGGCTTCAGAGAGCTCTTGAGGAGTGACGTGTTGAGCGAGCATCTCCGGCAACAGGGATTTGATGATGCTCCAAGTCCATCCGACTAGCTTCGTGTCTGAGATCTCGTTTCGATTGTCGCCGTGAACTGAAAGTCCCCGTATGTGAGCTTGAACTACGAATAGCCATGTCTTGCTTTCATCTGGGTAGACCAGTAGGTCGGCCATCTGAAGTTTAAGCGGTTCCTCCTCACTGCAAGGAAGCTCCGCTAGAAACCAGATTAATTCAGCCTTCTTGACTGAGACGTAGGACTCGAAGCCTTCAGCTCTCTTCTTCTCTTCTTCAACTATCTCTTTCGTAGCGCGAGCGATCTCTTCAGCCACAGCGAGAGTGTCCATGCTTCCGGGTTCAGGTTTCACCTCGAGAACTTTCGCGATGATCCATTTGTAGAGGGTTGGGTTTATCTTTCGGATCTGATCGCATTTGATTCTGGCGATATCGCCGATCTTGAGAGGATCCGCTGTGACGAATGTTTTCCCAAGGATGCTGAACCATTTGCCTTTGAAGCGGACGTAGTCAGCATCCTCAATCTCTACTTCTCTCAATCTTCTCTCCCTTCGATGTTGAGTCTTCAGGAGGTGAGATGAGGTAGCTGCAGTAGTAGGTGGCTGCTCGATCCTTCCAGACTCCGTTTATCCTCTCGAAGTCGAAGTGATGTTGCTTAGCCATAGTCTGCATCAGGGAATCTATGAAGCTGGGAAAATCCTCTGTTCCCAAGTGCTTCTTCGGACGAAAGTATCGCCCCTCCCAGTCCTTGCTGAGAATAGGCCAGCTGGTCATCATTCCATCGGTAATCGAGATAACTATGCGATGGTTGATTGGATATCGAGCGAAGAACCTTTGAATCTGAAAGGCAGGGCTGCCGTAAGCATCGAAGTCAACGAGAGTGATCTCAGGGTAGCGGCGGACATATCGATCAAGAAACCGCATATTATCCATGTAATAGAGGTAGGCTTTCTGACCTCGAACCTTCTCCTTCGCCCGCTTCAATAATCTCTGCTCATCGTCAACGAGCACAAGCAGCTTCCCATGGCCCTTATAGACTCGTTCAGTCAGGAAGCCTCTTCCAGCATAAAGCTCAAGAATAGTGTCGTGATCCTTCAAGGCGTCTCGGGCTTCAGCTCGCTGCTCAAACTTCTCAGGGACCTCAGGGTCGGGTTCAACTCCCCAAGCCGGAGGTTTAAACTCGGTGGCAGTTCTCCAGCTTTCATCGAAGTAAGCGGATTCTGTTTCGCTCATTAGATCTTATGCGCCTTCCCGTCCTCAGGGATTTGAGATTCGTCGAGTGGACCGATTCCAGCTAGCCAGACGTAGTTGCCTTCAATCGGCTTTCCTTTCTCCGGTCCCGTTTTGTGGACGGCTGGAAACTTGGCGAGGAGGATGCAGTCGATCTCGAAGCTCTTCTTCATCTTCGCCCAGGTTAAAGTGGTTCCGTTGAGCGGATAGTCTCCGTCCCAGAGCTTGAACATCGCTCCCTCAGAGTATTTGACCTTAGAGACTTCTCCTGCAAAGCGGAGGGCTTGATCCACATTCTTCGCTAAGTGAACTGAATTCTCATGGAGATGGAACTTCGGTTTCGGAGGAATCTTAGGGAGATCGACGGCTGGAAGCTCTAAGCCTTTCAGCAGTTCTCGGCGCCTGGAGTAGGGTTCTCGATGAAGATCTCTCCCGTTTAGGTAGAGCAGGTCGAAGACATGGGCGATCCAGTGGGAGTCGTCGATGATTTTGCTGCCTCTGGCTTCAGCCCCCTTCCTCCGACCTAAAGCTCTCCCCTCTTCATCGTAAGGGACCAGTTCGCTGTCGAGGATGCAGCTCTCGCACATCAAGGTCTTAACGTCAGCTGAGAGGTTTGGTAGATTCCTTGAGATGTCGTCTCCGGATTCCGTGTCGATTCTAACTTCTTTTTCCTTCTTATGGATGACGATTCTGAAGCCGTCGAACTTCACTTCAACTGCAACGGTCGCTGGACCTTCGAACCATTCCTGCATTAAGCCTCTGACGCCGGTTAAGGTCCAGAGCTCTTGAATTCGATAGCCTTTCTTCGAGGTCTTCAGCGGTGAGAAAGGATAGAGAGCCTCCAGGCTTCTACGTTGGATCATGAGTTCAAATCGTTCTTCAGCCTTCAGCTCCGGCCATCTCCCGGAGTCCACGAGCTCCTGAATACGCTTATCTGAGCCGGCTGAGGCCATCATTCTAGGACATTGAAAGTAATGCCAATCCTCAGCCTTCCCGTCGAGTGGATAGAATCCTTCTGCCCTTCGGATCAGGTAGATCTCATCGGTTCCGCAGGATCCTAATTCAACGATGGCATTCTTGATCTCAGAGATATCGTTGCAGCGATAGTAAGGTAGAATCTTGATGTGGGAGGTTTCAGGCCACTTCGAGAGGAAGCCTTTCCGATGCTCAAGAGGAGAATCGAAAAGTTCAGTGTTCTCCCACCATAAAATGTCGAAGATCCGGTAGAAGCCTTCTTGATCGAGATGGCCGTCTATGATGAATTTCGAAGGTTCCTTGATTCCGGTTATTGAATTCAGAATCTCAGGGCTGAGAGAGATTTCTGCGCCATTCTCGCCGAAGGCTCGCGCTTCATCGAGTCGCCTATGAATCATGAATCTCTTAGCGTCTAAAGGGATCTTCTCGACGATCCATCTAGTCAAAGAAGTTCACTCATCCCGAGGTAGAATAATGAGTCTACGAGACGTGTCGTAAGCTATGAGAGCTCTTCCAACTTCACTGAGTCAAGTTTAACCGGCTTAGCCATCGGAATGGGTTTGAAGAGTTGAGTCTTGTAGGCGTGAGGCAGCACTTCTAACTTAACTCTCTTCTTGAGCACGAGATCGTAGAAAGGTAAGCCGGGACCATGCTTCCCTCTAGAATCATAGATGATGTGGACGTAGGGCCTGAGATCTTGAGGGATATGCTCTCCAACTTTCCGTTCAAGATACTGATTCCTAGTGTCCTGGCGATAGAGAATGTCTATGTCGTGAGGCTGCCGGTCGGCCTCAACGATGCTTCCTACGCCGGTTACGAATTCTTCGAGGAGTAGGATCTCATTCGGGAGGCCGTCGTAGATCCGCTTCCCGATCGGCGATTGAGCTTTCATCGCTTTATCAGCTGAGAGCACTAAGGATTCTGCTGGCGGAACATCGCTGAGGATTTCAACTGGAAAGATGATCGACGACTTTAGAATTCCTACACCTGAAAGTTGAGGTTTCTCTTCTACTCCTTCAGCCTGCTCGAGGACTATGAGGAGATCGTGTTCTCGAATCGCCACTATCCGGCCGATCGCTGTGAGGATGATGGACTCTTGTTTCTTAGCTTCCTCAAGTCTAGTTTCATCGAAGGAAAAGCTGTCGTAATAGCGGATTCGAGCTATCTTGCCGACCGCTCTCTCTAAATCCTCTTGATGTTCAATGAGATCTAAAGGCTTCTTCTCCAAACTAGGTCCTCTCGACTCCTCTCAACGCGCCCGCTCGACTCAACGCCTTCCGAGTCTGCTCTTCCCGCTGAATTCGCTTCCTAATCTTCTCAACAAGTCTTCCTTGAAATCGGCCTCTACAGCGTCCTTCATGCCGTCTTCTCTTAACGGTGGATATTGCTCTACCGCATCTATCGCAGACGAAGACCTCTCCGGTCATCTATGGCCACCAGATTCTCGGCGGTCTCCTAGCCATCTTCTTCGGCTCTCCGGCAGCTTCCTTCGAAGGTTTCACTTCCTTCTCCTCCTCAGATGTCAGAGGCTGCTTCTCAGTCGCTATCTCTTCCGGCGTAGGTTTAGCTGGGAAACCTAGGCGCTCTCTAATCCAAGATTCATCTGGCGCTATGACTTCAGCCTCAATTAGAGATGTGAAGACGCTTGCGAGCCGTTCAAGATCTTCTTCAGTGAGGGGTTCGAATGCGAATCGAGCTGGAGCCTCCGTCTCAAAGTTGAAGGAGATGAGTTTATTGACGATGGCGTTGATGAGGCTGACCAAGTCTCCTCTCATCGCCTCGATACTCATTAGGAAGACGTCGAAGTGGACTTGGCCTAATGCTAAAGCTCCTCCCTTCTCCTTCGTCAGGACTAGGCTGCCGATGAGTAGGCGACGCATTATCATTTCGTCTTGATATCTGATGTAATCGAGGAAGGGAACGTCTCCTCGAGACTTAGCCTCTAGAACGTCGATCCTCCAGCCTTCAAGGAGAACTGCGACTCCGGAGACCCGTAGACCTTTCAGAGTCTTCTCCATCGCATCTATGTCACCTGGCTCCTTCACCGTTCCAACGTAGATCGGTGAGCCGAACTGCTCCATGTAGATGTTGGAGAAGCCCATCAACCATCTTTTCGCATACCAGTTCGTGTAGACAGGTCGGAGAATGGATTCCCCATAGTAGTTGCCGAACTTCTTCCGGAAACTCCAGATGAATGTTCGCTCCGGATCAAGTGTGACAGGTTCTGCACCCATCGTCTGCTTAATCTCTTCAAGAGCGCCTTTCGCCGAGGTTTTGAAAGTGATCGTTTCAGGATCCAGAACCTTCAATCCGGTTCGAGGGCGAATGACGACTTTCTGATTCTCTTTATCGTAACCCCACACCACTTCGATGACGCTGAAGCCGGCCCAGATGGCTGAAAGCATTTCGTGGAGAGCTTGGGTGAAATCCGGGCCCTTCAGATTCTCAAGGACCTGCTCAGTCCACTTGGCTACCTCTGAGTCAGAATGATAGATGTGCCAAGGCTTCGAGAGAATAGCCATCTCGATGAGGTCTAAGCCAGCTTTCACTTGGGCGTCCTTGATCATCTCCTTATATTTGCTAAGGCCAACTTCATCCGGATTGTAGTCTTCAAGCCCTATCATCCAAGGGCTCTTGAAAAGTCCCGCTTCCTTCTCTATCTCTTCAGGCTCAATCTTCTTCACTTCAGGCTTCTGAAAGCGTTGAAGCCCGAATCTTCTAAGGATTCGATCTGGAAGCTTGCTCATCTTAAACCCGGATCCCTCTCAGGATGTTCAATCCATTCTCTCCAATCGACTGAAGGTATCTCTTCGCCCGGAGGCTGCCACGGCGGTGCTCGTGAGACAGATTCAGCTGGAAGCCTTCCTCCACCTCGCTTATGAGAAGTAGCACATCGGACAGCTATCTGGAAAGCATCTAATACGTCGACCTCAGATTCTCCTCTCGGAAATTGACTGTACTCGATTATGAACTGCTCATGAATTCTCAAGATGAAGACGCGCCCTCCCTCAAAGTAGGGAGCGAGTCCCTGGATTCGAAGGATCTTATCTTGACTCTGAGGAATCCCTATCGTTGGAAGCATTAAGGGCTTCACGAATTCAACGAGAGCTTCCTGATAGGCGACTGATTCGATGCCGATGACTTCAGGTTTCCAAGCGGTTCCTTGATTTTCAATCGCTTTGATTTGAGCTGCAGGATCTAGGTGTTCACGATAATAGTCGAGGAGATAGATGTGGCCTTCCTCGGAGACTCCGATCGTTACGATCACAAAGTAGTGAGCGGTGGACTTCTTACCGATAGCAGGATCGACGCCTTGAAAGATTCGAAGTTTCTCTCGAGGAGGAAGCTGCGCCTCCTCTCCTGGACCGTAATATTTCAGCCATTTCGGATTGAAGGTTGCGCCTTCTTCTAAGCTGGGATCATTTTGAAACTGAGACATCCAGGCGTGAATTCCGATCTCCGCTTTCTTTTCGAGTAAGGCTTCTAGCGGCCAGATCCTCCTCCAGTAACTTTGATCGAGATATGTCTTCCCGAGCTCTGTCTTCTCGGAACCGATCGCCTCGACGTGAATGACTTTGAACTTTCCCTCTTTGATGATGTCGCCGTAGAGGTCGTTGAACCTCCATCTAGTTCCTACGACGGTAACATATTGGTCTCTCCCGACTGCTGGAAGAAGCTCGTACTTGAACCAGTCTTTGATATCTCTTGTCTGAGCTTCGCTGATGCTTTTCCTTCGATCTATCACGTCGTCGATGATCCATCTTCTAGGATGAGGCCCAAGGGTTGCGCAGCCGACGCCGAGCCCTGAGAGGCTGGGAATCTTCTTCTCGATCTTCCGCTTTAAGACAACCTCGTTCTGGCTGGATTTGATCGTTTCAAGTCGTCCGAAGGCTGTGCGGTAGTAGGGATTATAGTTGATGATGTCTTTAGTTGCTCGGACGAAAGCTTCACTATATCCCTGCGTATGAGTTATGAATGAGATCGACTCGTTCTCCGGATCTCTGCCGATAAGCCAAGGTGGAATGATTGTGCCTGTAAGCGTTGATTTTCCGCCGAATCTAGGGAGGAGTAGCAGCACCCTAAGCTCGTTTAGAATCTTGTCCGCCATCAGTTTTAGATGCCAGTTTTCCCAATCCATCTGAGGGAATTGGCATCTCGCTAGAGCTAGAGGATCCCGTTTGACCTCCTCCGCTTGAAGTACCTGCAGCAGCTTGCTCCCGCTCAGCTTCCCGCTTGAGCTTATCGACAATTTCAGTCCTCCATTTCTCAGGAAGATCCAGAATCAAGTTTGCGAGAATGGTGTATTCGCGTTCCACATGAATCTCAGTGATTTTAGGAGGCTCCAGGACCCCTCTTGCCTTAAGAAAGGTTTCCAGGATCCGAGTCCGTAGAGTCAACGCCCGGATCGTAGCAGGCAGAATCTCCTTAGTGACTGGGAGGCTGAGTAGACGGTTGACAGTGCTGTTGACTAGATTGAAGGTCTTCAGAAGCTCAGTCATCTCATCGATATGCCGGGTGACTTCACTAGCCTTGATCTCATCCCGATTCAAAAGATAGTGAAGTCGATGACGGTAGTATCCGTTTTTAGAAACTTTGAACTTGTCGATAGCGGCTTTCCAAGAGGTTCCGTCAGCATAAGTTCTCTCGATATCGGCTCTTCGAGGGTGAAAGCAGATCTTACAAGTCTTAGGCATTCTCGTGAACCTCATGTATGGCCGTACAGTTCCATCTTACAGGGACCGCAGATCCATCTCGAACGCTTGGTTTCGAATGGCTGGCCGCAGATGATGCATGTTCGAGTCATGAGCCGGTTGCCAGTCGAAATATGATGTAGAGAACGGTTGAGATCGATCCGGCGAGGGCGCCGAGATAGAGCTGCTGTTTTCTCTGTTGAGCCTTATGATTGTCGAGATGTTGCCCCAGCTTATTCTTAGTTAAAGGATAATCTATGACGACCCCGCAGACCCTTTTGACTTCTTCGATGAGATCATCCACCTTCTGATCTAGACGGATGAGACGATCATGGTCGCTTATGTTCTCAGCCATCAGCTCTTCGCCTTCTGATACAGGTTCTCGAGGAAGTCGGCTCCGACATATCCGGCGGCTCCAGCTGCGACCCATCCGGCGACAGCTAGACCTGGAAAGATGAGCTGCCAAAGCAGGCCGCAGAAAGCTCCGACGATGCAGCCTCCGACCACGCCTAGATCTAGATCAGAGTCGAATCTTCGAGGCAGCTTGATGATTCCGGCTTTACTGACGATCTGCCGGACCAATGCTCCGAAGGCGCCCATGGCTATCTCAATCAGTACCTCTAACATCGCTTTCATCCTCAGAGTTCTATCTCGACTCTCTCCGTTGCGATATCCAGCCTCATCAGGATCTCTCCATCTTCACAGCATCGATACTCCGTGACTCTGTCGACGTAAGCTTGAACACTGAACAGGACTTTTTTGCATCTGGGACATTGAAGAACAGCGTAGAGTCCCTTCATGCTCTTGAACATTAGGTTCGTCATCTTCTTATTCCTCGAAGGATCTTCGTGAGCGTTCAGTAGTAGACGGCTCTCCCGGTCCCAATGTTCTCGGAATGGAATTCAACTACTCCAAGTCTCACTGCGCAGCCGAGGCAGAGCCATCTTCGAAGTTCAGGTTCCCGCTGGATTATGTAGCTGGTCAAGTTCTCATGTATTCGAGACGTCTTACATTCTTCGCACTCGTTGGGAGATAGCATGTAGAGCAGTCTTCTAAGTTCAAGAGAGTCGTTGCCTAAGTCAGACCAAACAGTGAAGAATCTTATGACTCCCTTAAGCGGAGTTATCACACAATGAGATAGATCGTTACGGTGTTCTGCTTCTCCGTAGATGAATCTTCTCTCTCCGCAGTAGCCCCAGCAGGAACCGGAATAGCCTTTATCAAGCTGCTCCTTATCGGTCTGCCAGAAGACCAGGATAGGCTTGCAGGCAATTCTGTCCGGGCAACATTCGGGACGCCTATCCTCCTGGACCGGAGCTGAGACTTCTCCAGTCAAGCCGAGAGGAGTGAACTTAACTTCCATCTCTCTTACTCTTCAAATGAAGATGCAGGCCTACTATGGTGATGATGACGGCGAGAAATGTCCTGGCAGCCCTCTCCAAATCGAATAGGAGGCTGTGCTTCTGTCCGAATCGAATTAGGATGCTTCCGACGCCGTCAGCGAAGAGCAGAACGCCGGCCACGATGAGGATGACGGCTATCGTTTTGAGTTTCGTTCTCTATTCCTCGAATGGAACGAACATTTGGTAGAGCGCTGCTCCGAGGCTCCAGCCGAAGATGTTGCTGAAGATGTCTGCTCTCATGTCAACGAGTTCGGAATAGTATCGCTCAGGATGCAGGGCCTCAGTGTATTCGTAGTTGAAGGCTATTGTAAGAAGGATAGCAAGAATCAAGAGAACCTCAACCATCCTTCCCCTCATCCCCTTGAGCTGGAAGATGTCGAAGAGGTTGATGTTATAGAGGATGATGGTTATTCCGAATCCACTTGCCATGTGAGCGAAGTATCCAGCTAAGCCCGGTCTGATTCCTCCAGTCGGATCGTAGTAGAGGTTGTAGGCTTGAACGAAGGATGCGAAGAGGATCCATATCGTACATGCTACTGTGGTGAAGACCATGTATTTCCAGTTGGTCCAAAGAAGGTAGATCGGGAAAGATATTCCTCTCTCCCTATAGGTATGGTTCCACATGAGCTGAAAGAGATAGAAAGCCCAGAGGATGATGAGAGCCACTGGAATGTACTTGATCATGAAGGATGAGCCGACTGATTGGAAGATCTCAGGGTTCTGCAGGAAGAGTAGGAATTTGCCCCAGGAGTCGAAGTCGTCTGGCTTCAGAAGCGGCGCGAGTATAGACCAGTAGTAGAGTACCAGGCATGCGAAGAATAGGAACGTCGGAACTATCAGTAGCCGTCTTAACTTCATTTTAATTCTCTCCTCCATCTTGATCTTTCTTCATTTCTCGAAGAACTATCCCGGATTCTTCTTCGGCTTTCGAAGAAGTTTTCTCTGAATGATGAAAACAACCTTTATAGAAGTGGTGCGGTCGCCGGGATTCGAACCGCGAGGGGACTTCATCAACTATGCCCGACGCATTCTTCAGGCTTTCAGGTTCCTTTGAAATCAGCCTCGTAACTAGGTTCCTGCTCTTCATTCTCTGTTATCTCAAACTTGAAAGCTCCATCGGAACTCGTGTACTTCATATCGATCTGTTGACCGTTCTTCAGTAGATAGATGGGCTGATTGGGAATCGGGTTTATCGGCTTTCCCTCGGCTAACTCTAACAGGACTCCATCTAGGACAGCCTTCTCACCTATGGTATGTTCATTCTTATCGGCGTGAAGACTTACAGTTGTATCGATTCCCTCTTGAGGTTTCATCCATCGAATCTTCACAGGCTCAGATCGGCTTGGAAGATACTTCTTTGCAGGTGGCGGTGGGCCTTCTTCCGGCCATTTCAGATTGAGAGGTTCCATGATTTCGCTGAACCATCCTCCGCCTCCTTTGCCTTCACCTACTCCTGCTGTGCCGAAACTATTGAGGGCGACTGCATATCCATCTTCGCTATACATGCACGTCCCTGAGGAGCCTCCGCCTAATCCGGGCTCATACATGACTTGTTTCTGGAGTATTGCATAACGATCTCTCAATTTGCATCCGAGACCACTTACTCTGACAGATGCGTTGATGTCTGTGATCTTGACTTTGAAATCTCCGTTGCGGCAGCATCCTTTCAGAATCATGCCGACTTTCGGCTCTTTGACTCCTTTCAATCGTCCGGCATGGAGGATTGTAGCAAGCTCAATCTTTCTCTGTCCATTCCATTTAGCTCGGGCCGCATCTGCGATTCCCCCCGGTAGGCTTGCTGTGAATGGAATATACTTGTCTCCATTCCCTACTTGGTCTGCTGGGTCCTTTCCGCCGTCTGTTGGACCCGGTTGAAGTTGAGGGTCGCCTATCTTTGAGCATTCGCCTCCTGGATTGTCTAGGTTGTAGATAACATGCGTATTGCTGACCTCGAATGGGTCGTTTGTATCTTTGTCCGGGAGAACTATACCGAGGGTTGCGGCGGTGCATTTGTAGTGGACGAAGCTTATTCCTCCTTGAATGACTTCGGCGCGGCTCTTGTGGGGGTCCTGCTGAAAAACGGGGACACCATACTCTACAACGTCGGTTGGAACGTCGAACAGTTTTTTAGGAATTATCGATTCAGGCTTGAGCTCTGCTTCGGGGACTTTCTTCGAGACGTAGATTCTGACGCAGAGAATTTTAGTCTCCTTCCCGGCGACGATCTTTTTCTGAGGGTCTGCGCTGAAGCCGACAACATTTGGAAATTTCTCTAGGGTTGATCCTAGAGGTCTCGGTAGATTACCTATGGCCGCTTTGACGCGGTTCTCTTCATTCATCAATACTCACCTCCTCTAATCGAATTTTTCAATTTGTCAAAATCTCTAGGATGCTGAGGACCGTGTAACCCAAGGGTTACACGCTAAACCTCAGGGACGCTGAAGACGCTTCGAAACTGAGCCTCAAGACCGGGGAGAGCCCATCATCGGCGTGTCGGCGGCTAGAACTTGGATTCCTGCTTCGAAAGCCATCGAAGATAGGCTTCATAGCGTAATTGCGCTAAAACCCAGGCCCGGTGAGAAGGTGATAGATGTCGAGGTGACTCCACGACTTCGCCTGCTTCGAAGAACCGCCGAATCCCCTGAATGTGAACCAGCTCTCCATCCTTCTTGACATAGCGCCTTTCGTGGAGAGCCTTGTTCTCAGCCCGTTTGGAATGTGGACCCGGTTTATGAGGCATCCTAAGCAGCCACGCTCATCAGCATCTCAGCGGCCGAATTCTAGCTCTCATAAAGGAATTATAAAAGAAGTCTTGAGAGCCTCCATGGATGAATAACAGTTAAGTCCGATAGAATGAGAGTAATTATGAGTGCTTCATAGTGACTGGGAATAACGCTAAGCCGGGGAGACCGCCCTCGGAAGCGGCTAAGAAGAACGAGTTTGAATCGCTCTCGATAAGTCTCCCGAGCAAACTTGTCCGCATACTGGAGAGACTTCAAGGCGACCGTATGGATCCGTCGCTCTCAGCCACCATCAAAAGTCTACTTTTAATGAAGCTTGCTGAGATGCAGTATCTGGATGAGGAAGAGAAGAAAGCCCTCGGACTCTAAACATCCCGGGCAGAGAGTTTCCCCGGGGAAACTTGAAGGACCTTATTCCCGTTATTCCCGGTTCCCCAGCTGATTCCCGTTATGCCGCTAAGTGGCGTTCAAGTTTCACAACGCGCGTTGTAGATCTCAGTTTCCTGAAGGGGAACGGGTTGTTTTCCGGGTTTTCCTAGGTTTTAGGGCTTGATTTCGCTCCGAATAGTTTCGGTCGCCTTATATTAGTTTCAGCCACCTCAAAACTCCACGGTTTCTGACGCCTTATATTTTATTGGCCGTGAACATGAAAATGTTTGTTGCGATGTGGGATGGTAGGGCGATAAGCCGAGTCCTGAAGCGAACGGTGAAAGGCGAAAGCTGAGATCGTGAAACCGGCGAGCTAGAGAGAGCCGTAGGGAAACCGAGGGCGATGAGGAAGCGGTGAAGCCTGGTATTGGCGAGCGTGGTTAGGGAAGGAACGGATCAGCAGCCGGAGAGCCATGGAATGTCGGCTGTAAAGGTCCTGCGATTTATGCGTTGGGAACGACGCGAGAGATCTTAAGTGGCGGCCAGAGACGGAGCGGCCTAAATTCCTATTTTTTCTTTGACAGCCCAGCGCAAAGCTGGGCCAACCAAAATAGGAGGGATAAGTTTGGAGGAAGCGACGGAGAAATGGTATGAACGCGATATCGCAGATATCGCGAAGGAAATTAGAGCGATCTTGAAGAAGGATTTTCCCAACTTCAAGTTTCGTGTTCAAATTTCCCGATATTCGATGGGTGAGTCTATAGATATCTCTTGGACAGATGGACCGGCATATGATAAGATCAACAGAATAGCAGAACAATTCGAACATATCGACAGAGATCAAGTCACCGGTGAAATCCTGTCGGGTGGAAACAGATACGTCCACTGCCATCGAGAGTACTCGGAGGATGTGAGAAGGAAGGCCGAGGACGAACTTTGGGATTCTTTCGTCGAAGGCAGTTTCACAAGTCGAAGCGACTATAACTTCCAAAGTCGCGTCTGGAGGAAACTGCAGGAAGAAGACTTCGAGAAACCGCCGGTCAATGATCTGGCAACTATGGAGAAGAACTTCAAAACCTCGGAGGTCTGAGAGAATGAGGAGGACGACAAACAGATGTTACGTCTATCTGCCGACGCCCCGGATGGTTCTCTGTGGACATCCAGATAGGAGAACCGCGGAGGAACATGCAGAACGCGCCAAACAAGTTTGGGGAGAGGGCCTAGTATTATCCAAGAGAGATCTTAGAATCAAAGCTTACGCTAGAGCCCATCCAGCGTTTGCCGTAAGGGAGGGCTTCAAATGATAGCCGAACGCCTCAAAGACGCTAAGGACAAGGCTCTAAAGGAATTCTGGAACCTCAACAGGGAACAGATCTTCCATTTAGCTGAACAGTGGGGAATCAGCGTAGTCCTGAATCTGACAGAACAGCAGTGCGGCATTTCAGCGGCTGCTGACCTATTCTTGGAGGAATCGAAGAGACATGGACGCTGACGAAATCAAGAAGATCTATCTGGAATTGCGGAGACGTCAGATAGCCGTCTTTAGAAGCAGGACTGAGAAGGAAGCGGAGGAACAGCGGAAGGAAGCCCTGAGATTCGTCACCGAGAACCTTTACAATATTTTGAAGAAAGAGGGCTTCGATGAAGAAGAACTCTTGAATCCGGAGAAATCTTCTGGGAAGGAATCTGGACAAGATCCGGAGTTCAAGGAGTTCAAAACAAAGATTTTAGAAATGGCTGCTAGACTCGGAAGGCGAGACGAGAAGTTATGGAGGACCCTCTATGTCTAGAGTAGTCCAGAGCTACTTCGGCGAAGACGGAACCGTGAAGATAAAGCAGGCATCTTGCTGCTGGTGCGGCAGGAACATAGACGGTCCAATAATTCTATGTCCTCCAACATGGGTTCCATCAAAGCCGGGAGAAGCCTCAACCTACTGCAGCCCGGCTTGTGCTTGGCATCACCATCCCGAGAAATTCCCGGAAATCGTAGACTGCGAAGTGCCCAACTGCAGCCTCCATAAAACATCGGGTCCACGACGTTCTAAACGAGAAGTGGAGGATTCGGTGAAAATGCGACGAAGGAGAAAGAGGAAGGAGGAAGAGAAAGATGTCGGAGTTTGGGAGAGTCCGGGTAGAACGTTGCCCTGACTGCCAGAAGGATCGGCTGAGAGTCTTCCTAACCTACTGGCGTCGAAGACTCTACATGGTGAAGGTATGCGTCTGCGGCCACCGGGAGACGTGGAGGGAATGAAGGTGACTTGGAAGACTTGGCCTAGATATCTTTTCTCCCGAGATCGCATGAAAGTCGTAGCTCGCCTACTGCAATATCAGAAGGTGAAGGGCAAGGTTAGACTGGGCGTAATCGAGCTAGCTCTTCTACTAGAGAAAGCTTGGAGCAGAGGACTTGACAGCGAGGAGATCGATACCTCCCTGACCTACTATGAAGCCAAACGAGAGTTGGAGGGCAAGAAGGAATGACAGGCGGCTTATCCAATAGGATGCTCGGCGACGTCAACAAATGTTTCCTCGAACTATACTCCCGATTCGAGAAAGGAGAAGATCCTATCAGAGTGGATCGTGAGCAAAGTGGGGATAATGGTGAATTCAGCGTCTGGACTTATGGAACGATGGGATTTGCGAGGATCAGAGAATCCCTTGCAGCAGAAGATTTGATCTGCAAGGACCAGGAGAAGATAAGCGGCGAAGGAAAGACTAAGACTCGAATGCTGATAAGACCTACACCGGAAGGATTCAGGGTTTACCGAAATGGCGGCCGACAAATAACAGTTCAATATCCAATGGACGGACCGCCTAGAGAGATTCCGGTTGGAGTCGGTCCGCTCTATACGAATATTCACTCCCTACGAGATTTCTATGAGACAGTGATCGAGCAGTCCGGTCGAAGAGCCCCGAAGTATCGCAGGGAGACTTGGGAACACGAGTTCTATCAAATGATCCCGGAGCTCGCTGGTAAACTGCATGGGGAAGCTGAAGTAGAAATTAGAAAATGGATTACCGAGAGACTTCAGGAATGCAAGATGAAAGCAACCATCGGAGCACCGAGATACTATCGAGTCCAAGGCCTAGACGAATCTTTAGAAAGATGGATGGGAAGCTCGAAATGACCGGGAAAGATCTCTCTAAGAAGGAAACATCAGAGCATCTTGTAGGCCTCCTGAGGAGATATTTATCATCAGCTTGGGCATTCGTAGGAGGTCTAATCTCCATGGCTGCGTTATGGCTCTACAGTACACATGCGACGCTGACATGTCCACAGAAAACCGTACTGGTTCTCCTCTCGGTTCTAGCCTTAGTATCCTTGGTGATGGCGACCGCGCTTTCTCAACAGAAACATGAATTGGAGAGGAAGGGCAGTTGATCAGTGTTAAAACCAAGTCAGTCTACGAGCTCATCGAAGAATCAGATGGAAGAAGGATCCTAGTCATGAGAAGATGGCCTCGGGGTCTCCGTAAAGAAAGGGTTCTTCGGCTTCATGACCATTGGATTCCAAACCTAGCTCCCTCTCTGAATCTCTTGACAGCCTATCGTAGAAAACTGATGTCTTGGAATGACTTTGTCTCCGCCTATCGGGAAGAAATGGAGTACGCGACTCCAAGAGCCTACATTCAAAGCATCGCTGCAGGAGCTTTCGGGGAAACCGTAACTCTGCTCTGCTGGGAACGCGATACTGAGAGATGCCATAGATTCGTCTTAAAGGATCTGATTGAGAAGGAGGTTCAGCATCTTGTACAGAAGAACCATCATTAGACGCAGCGAAGTAGAATGGCCGAACCATACAGGGAAGTATCCTCTTCTCTACAACTGTAACATCTATAAAGGCTGCTTCCACGACTGCCAATATCCCTGTTATGCACGGCTCATGACCAAGAAGAATGAGCCCAACTTCATCTGGAATAAACCTCAGCCGGTCCTCAATGCGGTTGAACTGGCACACCACGAGATCAAGAGACTTCCTCCGGGTAGAATCATGTTCTGCAGCATGACAGACGCCTATCAGCCCCTCGAGGGAAAGATAGGGTTAGCGAGGAAGATACTGCCGATCCTATTGGACTCGGAATTTTATGTACTCATCATAACGAAGAGCAGGCTAGTCGTCCGAGACTTCGACCTATTTCGAGGACGAAGAAACATTGAAGTCGGCATGACTATAACAAGCCTAGAGGACCTACCGACCTGGGAGCCTAATGCTGATGGAAGCTCAGCGAGGATCGAAACCCTCCGGATAGCGCATGAACAAGGTATCAGAAACTACGCTAGCATGGAACCTTGGATCCCAGAGGTCACGAAGCCAGTTGAGATTGTAGAGAAGTTAAGGGACTTCGTAGATCGCTTCGTAATCGGCAGCATGCAGTACGCCGGGGCTCCCAGATCTTTCTATGCTAAACAGCTTCCCAGCCTGATATCTTGGCTTGACAAGAACAAGGTGAATTACTTCTTGAAGAAGGAACTGAGAAACTGTCTGGAGCCCTAACTCTTGGAAATAGTCTTCACGCAGTCTTCGCAGGTGAAAGGATTTGAATCTACATCATCAGGATTCATCGCCAGGTACGGCGAATATTCTACAGAAGATATGTACACGGGCTCAAAAATCTCTCCCAAAACCTTCCCGCACTTGAAACATCTTATTTCCTTTCTCATCTCCGACCGCCTGCATACATTCCTTCTCTTCTCCTTATATACTAAGCGTCCCTAGGACCCTCACTTTCGCAAAACATGGATATTGCGAAGGCTCAACGCTCTCCGAAAACCTTCTTCATCACCGGCTTTCTATATCCGGTGTCTAGATGAGGGTAGATGCTTGTTGTAGCAGAGTCTGTATGGCCGAGTTG